ATTAAGCTCCTTACATTTCTTCTAATTTAAATCTGAATTTTTTACCAGATTTGTTATTTAAAATATATAAATGTTCAGCACCCTCTTGGATTGTCCAGTTGCCTTTTGTGCCATCAACAGCATTACCCTCTTCTTTTGCTTCGTTAGATAGATGTAAGTCTCCAGTGTATACGTTTCTCCAAACATTATCTGATGCACCTAAATCAAAAGTATCGTTTGCTGTAGGTAAAACGTGATCCGTAGTAATATTACCTGTAGTTGTTATGGCTCCAGTTACCGTTAAGGTAGAACCATCGAAAGTTAGATTAGCTTCACCATTTAAGGCATCTGCAGCTGAGTAAGTTGCTATTCTATTATTTGCTCCATTAGCAGTAGAAGAAATGGCTACTGAAAGAGTTTCAAATGCTGGAGGTGCTCCTGCTCCTGCTGAAGTTAAAACCTGTCCGTCATTACCAGTAGCAACTGCAACTGGGTTTCCTGAAGCATCATAAGAAATAAGATTACCGTCTGTCCCTGGTGCCATTTTAGCTAAAGTAATTGCATCGTCTACAATTGAAGCAGTTACTACAGCGTTTGCTGCAAGTTGGTCTGCACCTACTGCATCATCGGCAATCTTAGCTTGAGTCACATTATCATCTACTATAGATGCTGTGACAACAGCGTTTGCCGCTAACTGATCAGCACCAACAGCATCATCTGCAATCTTAGCTTGAGTCACTGCATCGTTTTGAATTTCTGCTGTAGCTACACCTAAATCTTTAATTGTTATTGCACCAGAGCTAGCAGCAAAGTTATCTGAACTAAATGATGCAGCTCCTTTAGCGGATGTAGAAGCATCAGCTAAATTAATTGTAACATCACCTGATGACCCACCGCCTGTTAAATTTGTACCCGCTGTAACAGCTGTAATGTCTCCAACTGTAGGTGTTGCAAAAGTAACTGCACCTGATCCATCAGTTGTTAAAACTTGAGAAGCAGATCCGTCTGATGTGGGTAATGTGTAAGCTGAAAGACCAAAGTTTGATCCATCACCTTGAATAATTTTTCCTGCTGTTGTTGCTAGTCCTGCAACATCTTGTAATTGTGCATCTAATCTAGCGTTTGCAACTGTACCGCTAGCAAGGTTACTTGCATTTAATGATGTTAAAGCAGAACCATTTAATGCTGGTAGTGTTGCTGGGAATCTTGCATCAGGTATTGTGCCTGAAGTTAATTGTGTTGCGTTTAACGCTGTTAAGTTAGATCCATTGTTTGCAACAATGTTTCCACTTGCATCAAGGATAACGGCTTTGGAAGCAGGTAAAGTACAAAAAACATTTTTTGTTCCTGCACCAAAATTTACTGCAGAATCACTATTTGATGAAGAAATAATTGTAGTTCTTGATAAAGTATCTGTGCCTGCATCGGTTACGGTTCCAAGTCCTACTTCGAACGCACCGTCTTCATTAACGATAGCGTAGTATGTAGTATTAGAATTTCCAATACCTGCAACGAAAGTTTCAAAACCAGAAACCGCCCCTGCTAAATCTAATGTACCTGTACCTGTTGTGGTAGAGGTTTCTTTTACTCTATCGTTTACTACCAAAGCCATTTTAACTCCTATTTATTATGCAATTCTTAAAATTGCTGCAGATGTTGTGAATGCAGGAAACTGGATTGTAAATGTTCCAGAAGTTGCAGTCTTATCTCCGCCAAAATCTAACACAGCAACTGCTTCAGTAGTGTTTGAGCCACCGTCAGTAGTTGTATTATAAATTAAAGCACCTCTAGCTGTTAATGTTACACCTGTAAAAGATAAATCAGCAAAATCAGTAATTGCCACTGATGATGAAACTTTTACACCTTGATTTACAAGAGCTTTTCCACCTGCTGCATAACCAGACGGTGAAGATACTTCTTGTGTTGTAATGTAGTTTGTTGTTGACTTACCAAGTGTTCCGGATGGTGTGTACATTGCTAATTTATATGTATCTCCACCTGAGCTGTCAAAATCGTGTTCACCGCCCAACAATTGCTTTTTGAATGAATCGCAAATTGCGTTAGTTGTTATTGCCATAATTGTTCTCCTTTAAAATTACGTATTTGGTGATGGTGAAGGCACTTTAATTCTTGGTACCCCATCATCATATTCCGCACGTCTTCTTCTCCCCATTTGTTGAAGAGCAAAATTCTGTACTTCTTCATTATACTTACTTTCATACAGCTTGTACATATCCTGCGGGCCTTTTAAATATCTAAAAGCTTCTGTCAGCACACCATGTAATAACATTGATTCTTGATAAGTAGACAAGAATGTATTGTTAGAAGATGTGAACTGAGGTGGATCAGTAATATAATTAATTTGCACAGTATATGCAGAATCCGGAACTGGTGCTACTAAGAAATTAAAATCATCCCAATTTGCGTAGTATTTGGGTAGACCAGTAGCTCCTCCATTATTGTATTCAGAAATAAAACTAGTATCTCTTTTTTCAAGAAAAGTTCTAGTAGATCCATTTATGACTTGAACAGATCTTATTATTGTCAAATCAGCAGGTAAGGAAACATATCTATTGCTAGCTGTAAAGGATGAAGTAGCATATTTTCTTAAATCATCATAATCTACTTTGCCAGCGACATCTAATTCTACTGATCTAATAAAATCTTGAATTATAGTATCCGATAAAACATTACTATCAACCTCAGTATAATTTCTTACTTGTGTTAAAAAATTTGGGTATGTAACCGCCATTAAGTTATATTAACCTCCACTCGACCAACTAAGGCATCTAGTTGTCTTCTTCTATTTTGTAAGGACGGATCAGCAGGAGTCATAGCTGATGTTCCTTGATTTATAAATGCAAAATCTCCTGGTAAAGATAAATTAGCAACTCCAACTGTAATTCCACCAGAATCAGAAATTGTTTGGTCATTTGTAAATTCTTGAGTCGGTTGTTGAAATTTCATATTTCTTGAATTTTGTAAAGCTATAGCATCTGATACATTAAACTTTCTTCTTATCTGTGGGTGCTTAGGCTCAAACTCAGAATAATGAACTAAAGAACCATTCCATTCCTTCACCATCTCAGTGTAAGGAAAAGCCATTCCTGATCTGTCAGATATTGATTGTGATCTTTTTCCTGTAGCCCATTTTGGCATAATTATACTCCGTTAGGATAAAAAGATTGTGGAGTGATATATGTAGATGTTCTTTGACCATCTTCATCTAACGCTCTTTTCAATTCATCCTCATAAACTAATTTATTTTGTTGTACAAGCTGTGGAGCTTTTTTCATAGATAGATAATATGCTAGGCCCGCACACATACAAGGCAGAAATCTATAAGCAACATCAGCATCATTAGTGTAAGCACCAGCATCTTCAATTCGTTTTATTACATAATATTTTAATGTTGTGTAAGTGTTTAAATCAGGTGCTTGATATAAATATATTTTAGGTGTGGTTAATCTTTCTACATAATATTGTGAAGGTTGTCCAAGAGCTAATTTATTTGGTAAAGCTGCATAAGCTGATCTATCTATTTTTGTTAATGATACATCTTGAGTATTGACACTATTTGCTCCTGCTGCAGTTGAAGATACAAAAGCTTCTAAAACATCACTAACATCGGCTGCAACAGAATATTCTGCTTGCCCACTAACTAGAGTTGCTTCATGAAGAGCTACTTTCCAAAGATGGATACCTCTATTACCCCATTCTGCAAATAAGAGATCTAGACTTCGTCTAGCGGATCGCATTTCATAACCAGAAGTAGTGCTAAGACCACATCTTTCATAACCCTCATCGATTACTTCATCGATATTAAGATTAAAACTTGTTGTTCCTGAAGTCGCCATTAAAGTCCTTTTTACGGTTATACAATTTCTTGGATTGTATCACTTTTTGACTAAACTTTGAAGACCTTAGACTTTTTGCTGTTGGGTTTCTTTTTAACTTGTATTTTTTTCTTTTTTTCACCTCTAGCACCTCTCAACTTACCATCTATTTGTGCAGATATTTGTCCTCTTCCTATGGCCATTTTATCTCCTTTGTTTATTTAAATGTTTTACTATTATATAAATTTTTATCTAGAATATACCATGCTTCTGGACTAAAAGGATACAAAGCAGGGTTTGGATTGCTTTTATTTTTTACGTTTTCAATTGTTTCCAGCCATTTGTTATTTTGTAAATTCTTGTTACATATATCTTGTGTATGTTTCCAAAAATCAGTCTTATAGATACTACCACCTTTATATATAAATGATATAAAGTTTAAATATCTATCAGATAAATCTAGCATTGAATCATTTATTTGTTTTTCATTCAAAGTAT